AGCGGTAAACAAGTACGTTGATGAACAAGTTAAGACTAAGAGAGCAGTTGGAGAGCTAAATCATCCAGATGGCCCAACTGTTAACTTAGATAAAGTATCCCATCTAATTACTGACCTAAAAATGGAAGGTAATGACGTGATGGGTAAAGCACGCATCTTGGATACTCCTATGGGCCAAATTGTAAAAGGCCTACTTGAAGGCGGAGTTCAACTGGGTGTGTCGACTCGTGGTATGGGAAGCCTCGAAAATAGAAATGGTGTTATGTATGTCAAAGACGATTTCATGTTGAATACCGTCGACATCGTTCAAGATCCATCTGCCCCTAACGCTTTTGTTAATGGAATAATGGAAGGCGTAGACTGGGTCTGGAATAACGGCATTATCGAAGCTCGAGAAATTGAAAAAATGGAGACTGAAATTAAAAAGGCTCCACGTGCTGATCTCTATGAAGCTCAGGTGCGTGAGTTTAAGAATTTCCTCTCGTTGTTAAACCAAAAGTAAGGAGTCTAACATGACTGATCAATATGACCAGGATGTTGAGCTCGATGACGAGGAAGTCGTAGAAGCTCATGATCCGAAAAATGCTGAAGAGCAGTCTGTAGCTTCTGTTAAGTCTGCTGAAGGTGCTGGTAAAACAGCTCCAAAGCGTAAAGGTGATAAGGCCAACTCTCAGCCTATGGAAAAAGGCAAAGGTGGCGATCCTGAAAAGGCAACAGAAGATTATGATTTCTCTGATGATCTGGATGCCCTTATTTCTGAAGAGGCAACGCTCTCTGAAGGATTCAAAGGCAAAGCAGCAATCATCTTTGAAGCAGCAATCAACTCAAAAGTCTCTGAAGAGGTAGATCGCCTCGAAGAGCAATACGCAGCACAGCTTCAGGAAGAAACCAGCTCTTTCAAGGAAGATCTCGTCGAGAAAGTCGATGGATATCTAAACCTCGTAGTCGAGCAATGGATGGAAGACAACAAGTTGGCAATTCAGAACGGTCTCCGTACTGAAATCGCTGAAGGCTTCATGAACAGTCTTAAGGCAGTTTTTGAAGAGAACTATGTTGAAGTTCCTGATTCCAAAGTTGACCTCGTAGATGATCTTGCAGGTCAGGTCGAAGACCTTGGCGGTAAGCTCGATGAGCAAACCAGCAAGATGATCGAAATGAAAGAAGAGCTTGAGCAATATAAGCGTTACGAAGTAATTCGTGAAGCTGCCCAAGGTCTCGCAGATACGGAAGTAGAAAAGCTTGTTAAGCTTTCTGACGACATTGATTTTGTTAGCGAAGAAGTTTTTGCTGACAAAGTTAAGACAATCAAAGAAGCTTATTTCAAGAAAAAATCTTCCGACACAATCGCTGAATCATTCGAAGAAGATACCGACGCATCTGATGACGTTGTAGAGGTACACGGATCGATGGCAGCATACGTAAACGCTCTCAAGAAAACAAACAAGTAAGGAGATCCTAAAATGGAATCTTATGATCGTTTGATTGAAAAATGGGCTCCAGTTCTCAATGAAGAATCTGCTGGATCCATTAAAGATCATCACAGGAAAGCAGTTACCGCTGCTGTTCTAGAAAACCAAGAACGCGCTCTCATGGAAGAGGGTCAACTCCACGAAGCTGCTCCTGGTAACGCTACCAGCTCAGCTGCTAACTGGAACCCAGTTCTTATCTCTCTCGTACGTCGTGCTATGCCAAACATGATGGCTTATGACGTATGCGGCGTTCAGCCAATGACCGGCCCAACCGGCTTGATCTTCGCAATGAAGTCACGCTATGGCGCAGGCGCAACTGGTTCAACGGAAGCTCTCTTCAACGAAGCAGATACCGCTTATTCCGGTGACTCTTCTAGCTCCAATGGTTCTTCTGGCGCATCTGGTCTTTCCGGTGTAACCGATACAGACGCAGATAGCACCATCGACGATCAACGCGTAACGTCGATCTTCGCTGGCGGTATGCCAACGGGAGACGCTGAAGGACTTGGTTCTTCAGGTGGTGGACCAGCTTCAACCTTCAACGAGATGGGCTTCACCATCGAAAAAGCAACCGTTACTGCAAAGTCACGTGCGCTGAAGGCTGAATACAGCTTAGAGTTGGCTCAGGACCTTAAAGCAATTCATGGTCTTGACGCCGAGACGGAACTCGCAAACATTCTCAGCACGGAAATCCTTGCTGAAATTAACCGCGAAGTTATCCGTACAATCAACTCACAAGCTAAAACCGGCGCATTGACCGCTAACGTTACTACACAAGGTATCTTCGATCTCAGCACCGACGCCGATGGCCGTTGGTCCGTAGAGAAGATCAAAGGCTTGATCGTACAGATCGAGCGTGAAGCTAACGTAATTGCTAAAGAAACCCGTCGCGGTAAAGGCAACTTCATCATCTGTTCTTCAGATGTTGCTTCTGCTCTTGCTGCTTCAGGCATGCTCGACTATGCTCCTGCTATGTCCACAAGCCTCAGCGTTGACGACACAGGCAACACATTCGCTGGTGTTCTTAATGGTCGTATGCGCGTCTACATTGACCCATATGCATCTGTTGATTACATCAACGTTGGCTACAAAGGCACAAACCCATATGACGCAGGCGTATTCTACTGCCCATACGTACCATTAACAATGGTTCGTGCAGTTGCGGAAGACACCTTCCAGCCAAAGATCGGCTTCAAGACACGCTACGGCATGGCTTCGAATCCTTTCGTTGGTGCAACACCTGCTGATGGTCTTGCAGCTGTTAAGACCAACCAATACTATCGCATCTTCCGTGTTGATAACCTATTGGTTTCTGCATAATAAAAAGAACAGGGTTTACCTGTCGGAAAGAGCGGCTTCGGCCGCTCTTTTTTTTGTATAAATATATCTGAAGGAGAGCTCCATGGTTGATAATACTACACTTCAGAATACTAACTTTTTACAACCTACGGGGTATAAAGTAGTAATCAATCGTAAGAAATTTGCAAATTTAGAATTTTTCGCACAAAGTATTTCGCACCCAGATGTATCAATGGCTCCAGCGGTTACTCCGTTTCGCCAAGCTGATGCATTTCAACCTGGGGATAAATTAGAATATTCAGAATTAACTATAATGGCTATATTAGACGAAAGTATGTTTGTCTATCAAGAAGTTTTTAAATGGATGGAAGAATTAGTACAGACATCCCAAATTAGAGGTAATAGACTTCGTATCGATCCTGGTGACTCTCCTTTCTTCGATGTTACTGTATCGGTTTTAAATAGTTCAAATAACGTAGTAAGAAACATAGTCTATAAAGATGCGTTTCCTACGAATATAGGTACTATTGAATTTACTTCTACTATAGGCGATGTGCAAGGTATTATTATGCCTATCACAATGAGATATACACAGTTTACATTTACTTAATATTTTGATATAATAGTAGATAAAGTGAACGGAGATTGGTTATGAACCTAGAAACTATTCTTGGCATGTGGAAAGAAGATTGTAAGATCCAGGATCCGCTGGATGAAGCTTCTCGCCAAAGTCCCATGTTACATTCAAAATATCTAAATATGCTTACTGAAGCAAAGCTACAAATGAAGCGTGCCGAAATGGCGCAGAAGACTTTGCTGAAATCAAAGTGGTTGTATTACAATGGCAAGATGACTAAGGAAGAAATTGAAGAATTAAATTGGGACTTTGATCCGTTTAAAGGTCTAAAAGTATTAAAAGGTGAAATGGATTACTATTATGATGCGGATACAGATATACAAAAATCCGAAGAGAAAATCCAGTACTGGAAGACGAACGTAGAGACACTAACAGAAATAATAGATAATATCAAATGGCGTCATCAGAATATAGGGAATATGATACGTTGGAGACAATTTGAAGCAGGCGGTTAATGGAAACTATTAAAGTAAAAAATAAAAATTATTCTGTAATGCAGGTTGGGTGCGACTACGGTATTGCGAATGAACTTAGCGAGTACTTTTCGTTTTATGTGCCTGGTTATAAGTTTATGCCAGCATATAAAAATAGGGTGTGGGATGGTAAAATCCGTTTGTTCAATGTACAATCCATGGAACTACCTTGCGGATTATATCCATTCCTAAAGGAGTTCGCGCGCCCGAGAAATTATCAGATAGAAGCTTTACATGATAATTATTATGGTAGGTGTGATAGTACTGTAGCCATTGATCCGAATGAAATTAATGAATTTGTCCAATCTTTAAATCTCCCACATAAAATTAGAGACTATCAATTCGAAGCTGTTTGCGAAGGACTACACCGTAAGCGAGCTATTCTTATATCGCCTACTGGTAGTGGTAAGTCTCTGATCATCTATACAATTGCAAGATACTTTTTAGAAAAAATTCGACGGAATGAAAGAATTAAGCTATTAGTTATCGTGCCTACTACATCATTAGTAGAACAAATGTCCAACGACTTTGCAGAGTATGGATATGCTGATGATGTGCACAAGATCTATTCCGGTAAAGATAAAAATACAGATAAAGATATTATAATATCAACATGGCAATCCATCTACAAATTACCAGCTAATTGGTTTGAACAATTTGGCTGCGTAGTGGGAGACGAGTGTCATGGATTTAAATCTAAATCTCTTACTACTATTATGAATAAATGTCGTGAAGCTGAATATAGATTCGGTACAACTGGTACACTAGATGGTACGCAAACCCATGAGCTAGTATTACAGGGGTTATTTGGTAAGATATATAATGTGACAACGACAAAAAAATTACAGGATGAAGATACACTTGCAAAACTAAAAATCAATATACTCCTTCTTAAATACGATGAAGAACTTCGGAAGGGATGGGGTAAACAAGATTACCAAACTGAATTAGATTTTATTGTTCGACACGACGGGAGAAATAATCTTATTTCTAATTTGGCTCTTGACGTTTCCGGTAACACTTTGGTTTTATTCCAATTTGTGGATAAACACGGGAAACCACTGTACGATTTAATTAGAGGTAAGGCACATGAAAAAAGAAAAATATTTTTCGTATCAGGAGACACTGACACCTCAGACCGGGAAGCTATACGAAAGATCGTTGAAACACAGAATAATGCAATCATTGTGGCTTCACTGGGCACTTTTAGTACTGGTATTAATATCAGGAATTTGCACAATATTATTTTTGCAAGCCCTTCGAAGTCACAAATTAGAGTCTTACAATCCATCGGTCGAGGATTGCGAAAAAGCGATGACGGCGCCGTGGCAACATTATACGATATTGCGGACGATTTGCATTGGAGAGGGAGAAAAAACTACACTCTCGAGCATTCCGCAGAAAGAATAAAGATGTATGTCAAAGAGCAGTTTCCCTATAAGGTTTACGAAGTGGAATTAAAATGAATAAAGCCTATCAGCAATTCAAATTAATGAGCGGGGAAGAGGTAATCTGCGAAGTTATAGAATGGCAATCGTATGAAAATGATGTAGAAGATACCTGGGACGTAGTGGTAGTTAGATACGCTTTCACACTGCTTGCGACTGTAGATTTAGCTAGAGGCGTGAGATATTATACATTCAAACCATTTATGATGTACCAAGAACACCCAGAGCAAAGAGTTACTATTGCTGCTCAGCATATCACATCAATGGCGGATCCACATCCTTATATAGTAGGTCAATGGTTAGAATATATAGATAATCTACGAAATTTAGCATCAGAAGAGGTAGCACAAACTACTGAAGATCCATTAGATAGAAAGCTCGATGAGCTGGACGATATGTTAGGTAATATGTCTGATTCGGATAGGATAAAGATCATCGATTTCAGAAGTAAGTTACACTAGTATACTTCCCTCCCTCGAAAGCACTCTTTATTATACCGTTTTTTAAAACATCTGTAAACCCCCTAAATTAACTTTTTTTGGATTTTAATTCCTTAGATCCTATGATATAATAGGATATATACGCTAGGAGCATATTATGAGTAAAGATAAACCCCATTATGTTAATAATCGTGAATTCAGTTTAGCTGTAGTAGAATATGTGAAAACAGTGAATGACGCTACAGCAGCCAATGATGATATACCAAAAGTCACCGATTATATCGCTATGTCTTTTCTTAAAATCGCTGAAGGGCTATCTCACAAGGCAAACTTTATTCGGTATACCTACCGCGAAGAAATGGTAATGGATGCAGTAGAAAACTGCTTAAAAGCCATACATAACTAT